ATGCAGCCGAGGCGAAGAGCTCGTCGGCGGCCGCGGGCTCCAGGAGGTGCTTCGCGCCGGTGAGGGGGTCGTGCACGGCGACGCGCTCGCCCTCGCTTCGGTCCGCCAGCTTGCGGATGTGCAGGATGTCGGCCATGGACTGCTTGCCTCCTCGGGGGGTCAGGCGCGCTTCTGGGCGCCGGCGCCGCGCGGGCGCGTCTGCTTTGCGGCGGGCTCGCGCGTCCTGCCCGTCACCCGGTCGATCTCGGCGCGGACCTGCTCGGCCCGCTCATCACGTCCGAAGCGCTCGTAGCCGGCCAGCTCCGTCTCGAGCGCGGCGACGTATGCGTCGGTCTGCTGGTCGGTCATTTGTCTGGGTCTCCGTGGTCGTGGTGCAGAACGACACGGGGCGCCCCGAAGGACGCCCCGTGCTGATGCCAGTGGTGCAGGTGGGCTAGAAGGTCGGCGCCACCAGGCCGGTGCCGGAGATGACGGCGATCGCCTTCACCCGGCGGTTGGACGCGAAGGCCGAGTAGGCGTAGGCCACGAACCGCACCGTGAGGGTGTTGGCCCCGGGCGAGTTCTCGACCGCCATGTTCATCGGCCCCTCCATGAGCGGGTTCTCGCCCGCGGAGACGAAGATGATCCGGTCCTCGTTGGTGCCGGCGCCGAGGTTGGTCGGCACGTTGGCGTCCACGATCACCGGCAGGCCGGCGAACGAGGAGATGAACCCGCCGGCCTGACCGCCGCGCTGGCCGTCGATGAACTGCGGCTGCGGGAAGATCGGCGACTCCGTGGAGGTCGCCGCCGCCAGCCAGGCCGCCCGGCGCGGGTGCATGATGACGTGCGTCGCCGAGCGGAAGATCTGGGTCCACATCTGCTGCAGGGCGTCGTGGGCCTTCGGCAGGAGCTCGGGCACCGTGGGGGTGCCGTCGGTGTAGGCGACCGAGATCGTCGAGCCGACGGTGAGAAGCCCGGTGTGCTGGCCGGAGGCCCCCGACCCGGCCACGACCTGGCGGTCGAGCTCCTGGTCGTAGGCCCGCATCAGGTCGAACATGATGATGCGGTCGAGGCCCGGGTCGGACCGGTCGACGGACTGACGCGAGGCGTCCTGCATGCCGGCGATCGTGCGCACCGGCACCGTCAGCTGGTCGGTGTCGAGGTCGGTCTCGGAGACCGCCGAGTTCTCGGTGGCCTGCGAGGCGACGGTGACGCCGGTCGCCAGTCGCGGGATGGTGAGGCTCATCCCCGTCTCGGGCAGCGGGAAGGTCGCGAGGATGTCGGCGACCGGCCGGCTCTCGCGCGGGAGGTCCACGTACAGCTCGGTCAGGTACTGCGGAGGGATGATCCCGTCCGCGCCGGCGGCCGTGGTGAGGTCGCGCATGTGGTCGGCGTGACGGCCGATCCGCTCGGCGGCCTGCGAGTCGCCGGTGTGCATCCGCATGAGGTCGCCGAAGAAGGAGCGGTCGGCGTCGGGGCGGTAGAGCTGCTCCTCGCTGACGACCTGGGCGCCGCCGCGCTGTGCGGGCGCCGCCTCGGTCGCGATCGGCGTGAAGCGGGCGACCGCGGCCGCGCGCTGCTCGGCCTGGTCGAGCTGGCCCTGCGCGCGCTCGGCGGCCTCGATCGACTCGTCGAGCTCGCGCTGCAGCGACTCGGTGTCGGCGCCCTCGGCGGGGCTCTCGACCGCGCGGGCGGCAGCCTGGACACGCTCGACGGCGGCGTTGTACCGCTCGCGAAGCTGGTTCAGATCCATTGGGGTCATCTCCTGGTGTAGGTGACGCGGGCCGCTCGCGCTCTGGCGAGCAGGCCGGGGGAGGGACCGCCCGTGGATGACGTGACGGTGGGCTCGCCCGCGGGTGCGTGACGAGTGGGGTCGCCCGCCGGATCTCCGGCGTGACGGCGGAGCGCCTCGATGGCGCCGCGCATCTGTGCAGAGGTGGTGGAGTAGGCGCCCTGGGCGCAGGCGCAGACGTCGAAGAGGGCGGAGACGCGCTCGATGGTCCAGTCGTAGACCGTGACCTGATCGGGGCCGTCGCCCTCGCTGTAGGTCTCGAAGTCCTCGGCGCCGATCCGGAAGGCGAAGCTCATCTGGTCGACGATCCCGTCGTCCATCTGAGCCTTCAGGTCGCGGACGTGGCTGAGGTCGGGGTTGAGACGGGCGAAGACCTCGAGGCCCCGGGAGGTCTCCCAGAGCTTCATGCCGCCGCGGCGCACCTCTCCGTGCTCGCCAACGACCGACAGGCGGGCCATCGCCGTCTTCATGTCGTGGCCGTGGTTGAAGTGGACCTCGGGCCCGTCGGCGAGGACGTCTGTCAGGGCGCCAGGGAGGAGCCGCTCGCGGACCCGCATCCGTCCGCCGAAGAAGGACTCGCCCTCGTAGAGGGTCGTCCACTCGTTGTAGACGACCGCGCGGCCCGAGAAGGTGTAGGTGCCGTCTCCGGTCGCCGTGGCGTCGCGGAGCTCGGGGGCCTCCAGGCGCGCGACGGAGCGCCGCTCGCCGGCGTGGCGCGCGTGCTCGAGGGCACGACGGATCTCCGGCGGCGGGGCCGGCGTCGTGGTCTGGGTGGACACCTGTCAGTCCTCCTGGTCGTCGTCGTCGGCGTCGTCGGGCGCGCCGGACGGCACGGTCGATACGGGGTTGGGCGCTCCGCCCACGGGGACGATCTGCGGAACCGAGCCGAGGCCTCCGGGCAGGGGCGGCAGCCCCTTGCTGGCACGCCACTCGTCCACGAGCAGGCGCCCGTCCTGGACCTGCTGATGGGCGAGGGTCTCCTCGGTGGTCAGGTCGCCGCGCACGCCGGCGCCGAGGTCGAACATCGGGTAGGTGCCGGCGCCCGGTCCGAAGAGGTCCGGGTCTCCCTCGAGGGCCGCCTCGATGCGCTCGAGGCGCGGGCCGAGGCCGTAGCGGTGCCAGCGGTCCTCCTCGTGCTCCGGCGTGAGCGGCCGGTTGGAGTGCGTCACCCCCAGGAGAGAGGCCTGCACGTTCGTGATGCGGGCGATCTCCTCGACCGACAGGTTCATCGCCTCGACGAACTGCGCGTCGGCCTGGGTGAGGCCGATCTTCTCGAAGCGGCCGCCGCCGCCGAGCACCGGCACCTTGCCGGTGTCCTCCACGCTGCTGTAGCTCTCGTTCCACATCTCCTTGAACTCGCGGACCTGCTCGGGGCCGATGGCCTCCGGGAAGGCGATTCCGAGCTGGAACGTGGCCCGGCGGCTGTAGAGGGCCTCCTCGTGGGCCTCCTTGGACAGCGCGGAGGCGAGGGCGCGGCGGTAGACCTGCACCGGCGAGGGCGCCATCGCCAGGCCGCCGCCGCCGTGGCCACGGATGTGCAGGATCGTCGAGCGGTCCACGGTGACCGTCTGGGCGCCGCGGCCGAGGGGGTCGACGTAGCCGTTGCCGAGCATCACCCGGTAGACCACCCGCCGCGGCTCGATGAGGACCGAGACCTGATCGGGGTGGAGCGCCCAGAGCTCGGTGACGCGGTCGGCGCCGGCGAGCTTCCAGACGTAGGCGTTCGCCCGGTAGCCGAGCGACTCCTCGACCGTCTCCCAGAACTCGAAGCGCGTCTGCTCGCCGTTCAGCGCGCCGCGAAGGAGGCGTGCCTGCCACGAGGCCGTGACGCGCTTTCGGTCCGGCGGGTCACCCTTCCAGACACCCATCCGAAGGCCCGCCACCGCCTCGGCGGCGAGGCGGACGGCCTGGCCGTAGGCAGGCACACCGCGGACGGTCCGCGGTGAGACGACCGTGCTGTTCGCGCCGCGGGCGCGGGCGGGGTTGAAGCCCTCCCATCCGGCCGAGCGCCGCGCCGCCGGCGCCTCGCCGAGCGCGATGAGTCGCTCGATGAACCCGGGAGCGCCCATCACCAGGCCTCGAAGAAGACGTGGCCTCTTGGCGGCCGAGAGGTGGCCCGGGCGTGCGCCATCACCGCGGCGACCAGGGCGTCGATGCGGTGCCCGGGGCCGCCCTCGGTGGAGCGCAGCTTGCGGATCTTCCACCCCGAGTCGGTGTTCTGGGCGACGCACGCCGCGACGTGGGCGGCGAGAACAGGATCGCCGTCGTGCGCGATCGCGCCCTCGCCGACGGCGGCGAAGAACCCCTGGTAGGCGGTGGCCATCGCCGCTGAGTTCTGCGGGAACTCGACCAGGGTGAAGCCGGCGTCAGAGAGGTCCTGAGCCGAGCGCTCGAAGAAGCGCGGGTCGTAGGCGATCTCGGTCACCCGGTACCTCTTCGCCAGGACGTCCGAGATGAAGGCCTCGACCGGGCCGAGGAGGACGCGGCCCCCGGTGACGTGCACGTGCGCGCGGACCTCGGGCTTGGCCGCCCAGACGCGAGTGCGGTGGATCACGCGACCGTCGGGGAGGAGGTGCGTCCAGTTGACCGCCGTGGAGTCGCTGACGATCCCGACGTCGACGGTCACGTTCACCTCGGCGCCCTCGGGGATGTCGAGGTCGGGCGCCTCCAGGGCCGCCCAGGCGGCATCCTTGATCCACCTCGACGCCTCGTCTCGGGCAGGGCGGTTGAGGAAGTAGCGCACGAAGTCGGCACGCTGGGTCGCCGGGTCGCGGGCCTCGGCGATCAGGCGCTCCATGTCCATCCACTCGGCGGCATCGCCGTAGACCTCGGTGAGCGCCGCGCGCAGCTGGTCGTCGTCGTCGAAGTCGAAGCTCTCGGGGTCCGGGCCCTGGCGGTGGTCGAAGAGGAAGCCCTTGTCGCGGACCTTGCCGTCGGCGATCGCCAGGGCGTAACGGTGCGAGTGCTCGGCGACCGACTCCTCACCGGGCGCGTACATCGTCCCGGTCTCAAGCGACCACGGCTCGGCGGCCTTGCGCTTGGCCAGGTTGCGGCGGATGGTCGCGGCGAGGCGGTGGAGCTCGGGCGTGATGTACAGGTGCGGCTCGTCGAAGTTGACGAAGGTCTCCTTGCCGCCGTCCTTCGACGACGCCTTGGAGGAGAAGGCGCGGATCTCGCCGCCGCCGGGGATGAAGGTGCGGGTCTTGCCGACGTCGAGCCCGGGCGTGTCAGAGACCGCGCCCTCGGTGAGCATGAACTCGACCGCGCCGTAGGTGTTGCCGGCCTGGTTCTCCTCGGTCGCGACGCACGGGATGAAGGGCGAGGAGACCGGACGTCCGACCGGATAGCCCTCGGCGTCCCAGCCGTCGAAGCGCACCGGCGCGAGGGCCTCGGCGCAGACGAGCATGGCCGCGAGCTCCGACTTCGCGCGGCCCTTCGGCCGGGAGTAGACCGCCCGGCGGATCAGCCGGCGGCCGCGGTCGTCGATCGCGTAGGCCCGGAGGATGAAGGCGACCTGCTCGTCGTCGAGCGTCACCGGCCGACCCTGGATGTCGCCCGGGCCGTGACACAGAAACTCCTCGATCCACTCCACGACGACGACGCCCAGAGTCCTCTTCAGGTCGATCGCCGGGCGACTCTTGGTCGTCGAGCTCACGCGGCGATGTCCTCGAGCTCGAGGTCGTAGATCCCGTCGCTTCGGACGCTGAGGCGCACGCGGCGGCAGGTCATCCAGCGGTCCACGAAGAGAGGGAGGAACTCGATCGAAACGGGGATGAGCACGTATCCGGCCTCGAGGTCGACCACCGCGAGCGGCGCCGGCGTCTCGATGTCGTGACCCGTCACGCGATCCCCTTGAACCGCTCGCGACGGGCGGCCACCTCGTCGGCGGGCGCGGTCGCGGGTGCAGCCGGCGCGTCCTCGACCTCCCACTGCAGCCGCTTGCGGGCCATCGGCGTCAGACCGAGCCGGTCCTCGATCTGCCGCATCTCGGCGAGCAGGGCCACCGAGACCATCGCGCCTGCGAGCTCGACCCGGACGACGTCCTGGTCGTCGCGATCCTCGCGCAGGCTCCCGACCCGGGCCCGGTCGCTCCACCCGATGACCTCGCGACCCACCAGGTCCTGCAGGTGGGCGAGCCGGACGACTGCGGGCCGGTCGGCCTCGAGCCAGTGCGAGGACATCGGGCTCTTCCAGACCATGCGCCACCAGGCGCGCGTCTCGGCGAGCATGTTCTCGCCGCCCGGGAGTTTCGGCGCGGTCCGGCGCTTCGGCGCGGCCGGCAGAGTGGCGGCGACCGTCGGCTTGTTGCGCCGCCGGCGCTGGCTCGCGGGCTTCGGCGCGGGGCCCGGCATCAGGTCGCCGCCCTCCAGAACACCGGAACCCGTACGCATCGCGACCGGCGGAACGTCTGGGCTGACGGCGACCGTCCGAGCGTGAGTGACCCCCCCCTCACCACCCGTGGCGCTCCACAAGTACCCTGAACCCTGGCCCCTTCGCGCGGTTGCAGCGTCCGCACAGCCGGCGCACGTTGTCCCTGTCCAGTGGGGCGCCGCCTGCCGAGATGGGCACGATGTGGTCCATCTCGGGGTCGGTTGCTGAGCCACACTGGGCGCACGCCGACTCCTCGGCGAGGACCTGAGCCCTCAGCTTCTGGTGCGCCGCCGAGCTGCGCGTCCGGCGGCCGGCGTCACGATGGCGCGGCTGATCGACGGGGACCAGGTCACCCGTGGATGTGAGGCGCAGTCGTGTCATGGAACGAGAGAGGCCACCCGGTGAGGTGGCCTCGAAGACAGCTAGTGCGGTGACGCTGGGCGGGTGGGTCCGACGTATAGGCCGGTCACCCTCGCGCCCCGCAGGGCGCTCGCTTGCCGTGGGTCAGACGGTAGCGGCTAGCCGTCCTGGCGTCTACCGAGTCACGGTTCTCGCGGCACGATCCACCGTGATGCCGTACATCAACCCCAGGCCGCGCGACCACTCGGCCGAGAGCGCGATGTAGGTCTGCTCGTCGATGCCTAGCTCGGCAGCGACCACCGCCGGTGCTAGGGAAACCATCGCATCAGGGTGCACCCAGGTCTGGTTGACAGTGAGGTAGTTCGCGCTGAAAGCGTAGACGTCGCTCACCGCTGGCCTTCCGACAGGCGCTCGGCGGGAGTCCACAGACGGCCTCGATCCGAGGCCTCGACTTCCTGCTGTGCGTGTTCATAGGCGAGCTGTGCGGCCCGCCCGGTCAGACCCAAGCCCTCTACGACTTCGGCCCAGATGTGATCCTGGTACTCCCTCCACCCCGGTGACCACGGAACCGATGCAGCCTCGATGTCGGCCTCGGTCACCGGGCGGACGGCCTTGATCGGCCTGGTGTCCCCAACGTCCACGATCAGCTCCTGGTCGCCCTGCACCTGTGCGGGATCGTACCCCGGATGGCGCCGGCCTCCATGCCGATGACGGGGATGCGGGGCAGCTGCGCACCGAGATCGGCACCTTCGACAGCTCGGCGGGCTCTGCCTCCATCACCGCGCGCGCGACGGCGGCCACGCGCTCGCGCTCCTCGCGCTTGCGGTCCTCACGGGTCCTGATGCGCGGCATGCCTGGCCTCCTCGAGCTTACGGTCCACTTCGCGCAGGCAGTCGGTGACGGTGCCCTTGCTGACCCTGCGGTAGTAGGCAATCGCCCGGTGCGAGATCCCCTGCTCGCCCATGGCCCATGTCAGGTACTGCACGTCGGTGAGGACCTGGCGGGCAAGGGGCGCGTCGACCGGGTCGGGTGCCGTCACGACTCACCCCGCGCGGCGTCGTAGTCGTCGATGGCCGCGCGCAGGTTCCCCGGGTCGGGGATGTTCCCCTCGTCCAACTCGTTGAGGAACCACGCGACGACAGACCGAAGCCGCTCCGCCGGCTCCTCGGCGGCCAGCACGGTGGCCTCGTAGCGGTCAAGAAGTCCGGCCGCTTGGCGAAGGTCGTAGATCAGGGGAACCCACCCAGCAGGGTGGTCACGCTCCTTCCGGCTCAACGGCTCTGCTCTCATCGCCCACCTGCAGCTGCTCGGGGAAGGCTGCGTACACGCTCCCGGACAGCCCGGGCCGCCGCAATGCGCTCCTCTCGGGTGCTCTCGCGCTCGGCCTCCTCCTGCTCGTGCTGGCGCCGCGCCGCCTCGATCCTGGCGTCACGCTCCTGGCGCGCCTGGCGGTCAGCCTCATGCTGCTGGCGACGAGCGAGCGCTCGACGGTTGGTCCCTGCTGCCCTGCTCCCTCGCCCGATGGCCGGCATGCCCTCCTCGCCACGACCGAGGCCTGGCAGGGAAGGCGTGGCCGGGCCCTGGGTCTCAGTCCGATGATCTGACTCCCCCCGCTCGGCGGGGGGTAGGGGGGGAGGAGTAGGGCTTTGTTCTGGTGGGGGCGACGTAGCCCCCTTTTCGGTGGCCTCCACGCCCCCTTTTCTGTCATCGGGAAAAGCGGACTCCACGCCCCCTTTTCTCGCCTCCTCTTCACGCGCCATCCTGGCCTTCCGATCGAGCCACTCGGCCATGCTCAGCACGCGCCAGGTGTGGGCGTGCCCGCGGCCGTTGCGGCCCCTCTCCACCAGGTCGATGCGGCCCATGTCGCACAGCCGGTCGAGGAGGCGGCGGACACGCCGATGATCGGTCCCGGTGTCCTCGGCGATGATGCGAGCGCCGATCTTCACGACGCCCAGGTCGTTCGCCCGGCGGGCCAGGTACATCAGGACGACCTTGCTACCGAGCTGCCGACGGCCGAGGGTGTCGTCGGCCTCTGCTTCGCGCAGGAGGGCCCAGCTCACGTCAGCTCCCTAGTCATCCGCTCCGTCTTCCGGTGACACGTCCTACAGAGGGTTACGAGGTTCTCGAGGCGGTCATCACCGCGGAGACGCTCGGGCTTCAGGTGGTGCACCTCGAGGTGCTCGTCCGAGCCGCACGCCCGGCAGCGATCTCCGTCGCGGGTCCGGGCCGCGCGCCGGCGGATCGAGTCGGCCGTCCGACGCCACCCGCCGTAGGTCTCCTCGGCGTCGAACGGGTAGGGCAGTCGCCGCCTCAGCGCGTCGTCCAGCTTGCGGATCAGACCGCTCGGCACGACGGCCGCCACGGCGGCGGGGTCCGTGCCCTCTGAGAGCGCCTGAGCGACTTCTCCTGCCAGCGCCTGGAGGTGGGCCTCCGCCAGATCCGCGGCCTCACTGAGGGCCGTCATGTGCTGTCGGATGCTCCCGATCCCGCTCACGAGGTCACCAGGCGCCGGCGGTGCTCGGCAGAGTGCTCGTGCATGTCGGGCAGGGCCTCGACCTGCGAGTCGCGGACCGGGCCCACCCAGCCGCACGAGCACGCGGCGACGTACCTGTAGAGGTCGTGGTTGCCCTGGCGGGCTGAGCGGATCCAGGTGCGGTGCTCTGAGCCGAGTGCGTGGTTCGCGCCGGCGGGGACGGTACGGCGGCCCGTGAGGACCTCGCGGCGGTGCTCCGGGCCGATCACGCCTCACCGCCCGTGCTGGCCGGCAGGAGCTTCGGCATCGCGCCGGTGAGGTAGGCGTCCGCGACCTGAGGGCCGGCCCACTGGCCCACGGTCGAGCCGTCCGGGAGGACGATGTGCGCGAGGAACTCATGCTCGAAGGTCGTGATGCCGCTCTCGACCGCCTCGAGCTTCGCCTTGACGACGAGCGCCAGGGCGCGCCAGCGCTGGCGGGTAGCCTGCTCCCAGGCGGCGATCGCCGCCGACTCGGTGCGGGCGCCGCGCGCGTGGTGGGTGAAGCGGCGCTCGTTGCGGTCCGGCATCGGCAGGTCGAAGCGGATCAGGCGGTCGGCCATGCGGAACTGGACGACCGCGCGCTGCTCCTCCCAGCCGTACATGAACGCGCCGGCGCCGTACCGGACCAGGGTGGCCTCGATCTCGGCACGGGAGCGCTCGGCGGCGACGGTGGTGTTCTCGGCGAAGCGGCCCATCACTGCACCCCCGGGAACTCGCGGACCCGCAGATCGGGCGGCCACTCATCGGGGGCGCCGCCCGCGCGGTGGCGGAGTGCCCACGGCTCGCGGAAGCGACCTCCGCCCTCCGCCTCGGTGTAGCTCTCGACCGGCCGGGCGCCGAGCTGCTTCACGAACACCGGCACGTCGGACGAGCGGCCCTGCTCGACGAGCGAGCGCGCCCACGCGAGGTCCATCGGCCGCGCCTTCGGGCCGCTCTCGCCGCCGACGATGACCCAGTCGATGCCCGGCGTGCCCGCGCCTCGGCACTCGCAGAGCGCTCCGAACTCCTGGCCGTCGGGCGTCGTGTGACAGCCGTTCGGCTGAAGGAAGCCGCGAGCGATGCGGTCCTGACCGCAGAAGCCGCCGGCCGCCGCGCCGGTCAGATCCACCGGCCCGAGTAGCGGCTCGCACGAGAGGAACCGGACGGCCGCCGGGGTGTCGAGGAGGATCGGGATGCGCTCGTCGGCACGCCGCTGATCCTCGACCGTGGCGCCGAGCCAGACGTTGCGGGGCCAACGGCCGCCGCCGCCGAGGGCGGGATCGTCGAAGTGTCGCGCCATGAGCCGAGCAGCGTTCTCGGGACGCTTCGTGAGGAGCAGCCAGTCGAGGTGGGGGGTCGTGACGATCAGGGCGATCAGGCGCCCTCGCGGCTCGACGAGCTCCGGCCGGTCCTCGAAGACGTCGGCGAGCGACGCGCAGAAGACGCGGTGCCGCTCGCCGGCCGCCCAGGCCGCCTCGTTCCACCGCTCGGGCTGCTTCCAGTACGCCTCGGATGCGACAACTCGAGTACCACCCGCGCCCCAGGTGCCAAGTTGGGCGGGGTTCCGCTTGGACAGCGTCTCGGCGTAGCAGTGCTCGCACCCGGGCGAGACGTGCGTGCAGCCGCGCCAGGGGTTGAACGTGTGGTGCGTCCACTGGATCTTCGAGCCCTCGCCCATCACCGCACCTCCGCCAGCATGGCCGCCCGCCCATCACACGACGCGCCCCACAGCGCGCGCCGCCAGTGCCTCGCCGAGCGCTCCCGCCAGCTCGAGGACCCCGTCGCGCGCGCCGAGGCCGCGCGGATCGCCGCCACCTCGGCGCGGTAGCGGGGGACGATCGCGATGCGCTGCCGCC